ATTCACATCGGAGAAACCACTGAAACCGTAGCAGCAAGCCCCGACACCGACGCTCATCGTTTCTTTTTTGTGCCAACTGGAACCCTTAACGGATCATATACGGGCCTACTTGAGTTTGCTGATAGTGTAGATATTCAAGTCTTTGCTTACACAGATGTTGACGTGAAAACCGCATATTCTGAAAAGTTATTCAGAACATTTTCACATCAGGATTGTGATTGCAAAGAAGTGATCATTTACCTGGGCGATGTTGGCAGTTTTGATAGCATCCGATTTGGAGAACTCCGAGCGCTCAACCAGGGCGTGACCTCAGCAACGCGAATTTTTGAGCCTGGGGGCCGGGATTACGAAGATCAAATACAGGATGTTGCCAGAGTAGACACTATTACAGATGCACAAAACGAGCTGGTGTACATTTCAGAACCCATCAATGAATTGAACCGGGGCATGTTCGAGCAATTACAACGAAGCCCACAAATTTACCGGATTAAGCAAGTGGAAACGAGTTCAGGAACGGTATCTAAGTTAGAGCGCCTACAAATGACCAGGGGGAACTTTGTGAACATGAACAGGGGAGGGGATAAGCGTTTTGAAGGTGTGTTTAAAAGTGCATCCGGTACGAAGTGGCACCGATGAGGGCAATAAAAAAGGGGGCTATTAACCCCCGCAGTGACATATTTACTTTATTTCATGAACATAAAAAACAAGTACTTCATAATTCACAACCCCACAAATCTACACCAACGAAATGATAAAAGCAAAGAAAATTTCTGGCGTTCCAGCGCATTTACTAACCGATGGTGAGTTTTATTTTGATCTGCCAGAGGATTACGGCATCCGCAAATCAAAGAGCCGTAGTGAGCTTGATACAGAGAACAAGGTAAGCCAGGAGGTTGCTTTGTCTTTTACGCTACCTCGAAGCCCAGGCAATGACTATTTCTTTGCTGACTACACCGGGGCAATTAATGTATGGGTTTGGGACAATGGCGAGATATTAGAGTTTGACGAAATCCGACTGACAGAAACCAAGGAAGAAGGGTATGAAGTAGAAATTTACGGCTCAAATTGGGCTGAAAAGTTACAAAGATTGCGAGTTCGGGATGTGGATTTGGGCGAATTTGAGTACACGGACGCAGAAATTGCAGCAGCTTGGAGTGATGAAACGATCATGGCAACCCCTACCCTAGCAAGTTACGGCGGTTGGAACCAGGAAGGAAGTTCAACTTTGAAGGATTTGCGCATGTGGTTCAACCTTACTAAAGTCATGCGTGCCTGTTTTTGCGCCATTGGCTGGCAGTTTGAAAGCAGCGTTTGGGATGTATGGCCGTTCAATAGGCTTTACGGGTACATTTCAGGTGAGTATTGGTACAGCTACGATGGCAAACAAGACCCTTTAAGAATAGCGGCAGACAACAACAGCGCGTTAAATTTTACAGGACTTGTTGAAAACTTGATCTTTCCCAATACGATTTACGATCCTTTTGATTTGTACAACAGCATAAGCAACCCAGGAGAATACTTTTACCCGTCAGGAGGGCAAAGCGAAATCGACTTACATTTTCGGCTTACTTGCACAATCGAACTCCCCGCTACACCCGCCGCTGATCCATCGCCAACATGGTCGCTTTTGCTTTACCAGTTTGAGGCCCCAACCGATACGCTATTTTTTCCTTTTGTCGAACAATTTCAGGGCGTTCCTGGAGAAGCTCAGACGATCAACATCGACATAGATTTTAGAATTGAAAACGTTCTTGCCGGAACAACGTTTGGGATGTTTGTAGAGTATCAGGATAAAATCACCCCAGGCGGAATAGACTACCCTTGGACTCTTCTTGCTGGTGGGTTGTTGAAGTTTGAACCTGATCCACCGCGCTACATTGAAAATGACACCATCAATTTGGGGGATTTGATTGATCCAAATCTAAACGCCCTAGATTTATTCAAGGGGATGCAGCACATGGTGAGCGGAATTATCAAACCCGACTTCAATACCAAAACTATAAGTCTTTACCCGCCGTACCAAACAAGGATTGACGCTACCGTAATGGAGGGCTTTTTCCTAAACTCTGCCCTGGATTTTACTGCAAAAACTCAGGGAGGATCTTTGGTGAAACGCGAAATCAGTGAAGCGTACGAAAGGTATTTACGGCTACAATTCAAAGAAAGCTCCGATGAGTATATTTCGAAGCAAAATTACCCTGTTCAAATCTGGTCAAAGCTTGTCGATACGGGAGGTCAAAAAGAGGAAACTAAGGTACTTGAAAATCCAATTTTTGAGCCAACAATTGAGCGAGACACAACCGTTGAGGAAATAGGATTTTTGCCTGATGGATCGAGCGTAAATGCTACACCCGCGCTTATGGCCTTGTGGGACAATGAAGACGGAGAATTGAGTAAAAAACTAGGCTACCGGGTAGCGTATAACCATGGACTTGTTGAACAATTGGACGGCTCAGGCGATCCTTTTCAGCTTGTTTACGAAGGGGTAGCTATTTCTGAGTTTGGGTACTTATCACAGTGGCCCACGCGCCGGGTAAGTGTGAATGGTTTTTACAGGCCAATTTACGGATCAAGTAATGGCGACTTTTACACAGCGTTTTGGCGGCTGAAAATTGTAAAGGATTTTTACAAAAACGCTGACTTTGAATTGCTGCTTTGGTTGACTGAGCAGGATTATAAAGAGCTAGATTTTCGTAAACCAGTGCTTGTTGATTATTACGGGTATCGGCTATTCAAAGCCCTGGCAGTAAAAGACCACCGGGGAAGTTTTGTAAGCACACCCGTAACTTTGGTTGAAGAGAGTGAAAACACGATACAATGATCAGGACAACACATTTAAACGACGAAGAAAAGCAAGCCATTTCCGATATGGCAGAACAGGAAATCACCTGGGAGGATGCAAAGACACTTTTCCAACTTGGATTTTGGCGCGGCTCTGAATGCTGCGCAGATTTGAAGGACATCAAAAAATGGATCAAATGGGCTATACACGACGGGAGTCTACCCGAATCGACATTGAAAAAGTGATTGTGATTTTTTACAACCGCATTGCCGGGGCTAAAGCATCAACCATTTCCGACATCCCCAAAGACCCCTTGGCTTTGTTGCTCAATATGACGTACGAGCAATTGGCAGCGGCATTGATACGAGAGGACTCCCAAAAGGGCATGAGCTGTGAGCAATTGCGGATAAAGTGGGGATTGACTGAGAGAAAATTAAGAAGGGTGACGGGGAAGAAATAGATAAACATCCGTCAAAAACGTCCGACCACCAACCCGCCACCATTCCAAAGCCCGTGCAATAAGTAGATTTTTGTTGAAAATCGTACACATGGCCGAGGTTTTGGACAAAGTGCAGGAAAAGATATTCACATCCTGGGAGTTTAAGGCGATCACACCACCCGCAACGCTGGAAGGAAAGATACCGGAAAACGCAATTTACATCGAAGGGTACGCCAATACAACCGCCAAAGACCGTGTACAGGACGTTGTTGCTGCTTGGAATTGGTCAGAGCCTATTTTGTCTAGCTACATGAAAAACGGGTTTGGTACGCTCCTATTCATGCACGACCATGACAAACCCGTGGGTAAAATCTTGGAGGTTGAAGGTAGAGACGACGGGTTATTTGTACGCGGCTTTGTGTCCAAGTCTTGGAAAGATGGTTGGATGGTTGAAGAAGGACTGATTAAAGGCTTTTCAATCGGGTATATGATTGATTGGATGAACAGCCGCTACGATGCCCAGGCCGATACCTACTACCTCGCCATCAAAGAACTGCTTGAAATCAGCATTGTGACCATCCCAGCAAATCAGGATTCACTTATAAGTTCAATCAAAAGCCTTATTCCAAAGGCTTCAAATACAGTTAAAACAATGAAAAACTTTTTTGCAAAACTTGCGGCTATTGCTGGGATTGTGATTCCAGAGGATGCCGACGAAAAGACCGCAATTGAAGCTTTGGAAGGCGTTAAGACCCTGAAAGCAACCATTGACGCGGGCGAACTCAAAACAATGGTAGCCGCCGCCGTGGCTGAATTGGGGTTGAAGAAAATTGATGATTCAGCATTTGCTGAAAAGTCAGTAGTCGAAACCCTGAAAACTACCGTTGAGGCCCAGGCCAAAACGATTAATGACCTGGCGGCTGAACTCGCAGGTAAGAAACTGGACGAACCAAAGCCAAGCGAAGGCAACGCGAAAACCGGACTAAGCGACACCGAAAAAGCATTTGGGAAGGCTCTGAGAGCCTCTGTAAAAGCGTAATCAATTTGCCCACACTGTAAAATATAAATAATGGAACCAATTACTCTGGAACCAATTTTCATGCCAGATAGCAATATGCTGATGTTCCAAACATCGGAGTTGAACTATCTGGCAGAGCAGCGATACAACGATAAATTTGGATTTTATCAGGCTGCTTTTGGCATGTACTCTTACATGCGCCTAACCTCTGACATGGAATACAAAATTTGGTATCCACAGGGGGAACCTCATTTGTGGCAGCCGCACAACTCTTGCGCATGGACGCCGCTAGGCGTGTACGGCTTCGCCAATAAAACCATCAGTCCTTGCAAATCCAAACTCAATTTGGAGTTTTGCAACGATGAGTTTTACAACAGCGTTTTCCGTTCCTTCCATGCTTGGAACACCGGGGCCACCGTGGGATTGAGTGCAGCTGGTCAG